GGATATGAAGCACTTCCGTTAGCCGAAGAAAGCAAAGTATTGTAAGATGTTCCGGCAAAATAAGCACTTCCAAACTTTTTACTTGATGAACCTAAAGTGTAAGTATTATTGGTATCGGGAATAATATTAGCATCTACTTCATCTCCCCAAGAATCACCACCGCCACCTGCGGCTTCTAAACCAATAGTACCTGCTGAATGGTTGTAAGTCATTACATAGTTATCTTGACCTGAACCTACGCTTTGGTCTGCATCAAGAGTAAAGTTTCCTAATGCAAGATTACCTGTTCCTTGCGGGGTTATGAACATATCAAAATTAGCATTACCTGTATCTTTCATCTTTGCCCCAATCACACCTGCAAGAAAACCTGAATAGTTCAATTCTCCTAATCTAAACTCTATTTGAGTTCCAAACCCTGTCGTTCTTGAACCGCTATTTAATCCATTTATGAATTGTCCTGAAGTTAAAACTTGATTAGTGCCACTGCTTTCTAATGTTGATGAAAATGGGTTAGCATTAACACTTTGACTGCTAACCATGAGAGAATTATTATTATTTGTTGTATCATAATTTATTCTTAATGAACCGCTTCCATTTGTGTTTATGTCTATATCTCCATCAGCCCCGTCTACCATTTTAATTTCAGAAGAGTTTGTTCCATTATTGGTTCGTAAAATTAAATCTTGAGTTCCTTTAGCATTAACATAACCTGCTGAGTTTCCATCTCCAACAGTTATTCCATATGGGTCTACTGTTAATTTTAATTGACCCGATGAAGTAATTCCTGTTGAACCATTTCCGATTCTATATATTCCTTGATTTGTTTGTGCGCTAAAACTTAATGCAGGTGCAGAAACACTACCGTTTGATAATTTAGCAACTGCACTAAATGTATTAACGCCACTAAATGTTTGTGTTGCTGAAAGGACAGCATCACCGCTACCTGCATTTGCGTCAACATAAGCCTTAATCGCACCGGATGACATTATATGGTCGTCAGCATCAACATGCTCACTTCCTATGTCAATATCATTGAAAGTATGCCCTCCGAGGGTTATACCTTCCGCTACTTTCAATCCTTTCTTTACTACAAAGTCTCTTTCTGTTCCCATTTATTCATCACCATAATTTCACTATCCATCATGCTCAAGGTTCTACTATCAACTGGGTTGCCACTAAACAATATGAATGTGCCCCGTCTGCGGTAGGTGTAAATCTAACTTCTATATTTGCGCTGTTGACAGTACAATCCCATGTACCTACAACTGCGGTTGTGTCTGTGTTTACTTGACCGTAATGTGTAAGGAAAGCGTTAGTACCATCGTGTGTAACTAATATCTCTCCAGCATCTGTACGGTTGTTATCGTCTTTCTTTATGTGGTATAGTATTTTAGCGGCCTTGTAAGTCGCTTTTGGTATAGAGAACAAGTTAGTCTCTCCTGTTATAGTTGCGCTGTCTCCTGACGCTGTATCTAAGATAGCAACTGCATCAACGCTGAGTTTAGCGCCTTGCAAAGCACCTGTTGACGTTACATTGTTTATGTTAGTGAGATTTCTACTAGCGTCTACAACAAGAGCCTCGCTTGCTGTAACTGTTCCTATTGAGGCAGTTAAGTCAAGATAGTTTAGTTCTGCGGCTGTCGATGTTACATTAGTACCATCAATGTCGAGCGTAGTTACTGAGATTTCACCAGCGACTGTTACTAGACCATTTGCTAATGTGATTAGGTCTGTATCGTTTGTATGACCGATTGTACTACCGTCGATTAACACATCGTCTATGTCTAACGACCCACCTGAGATTAATCCGGTAGTAGTAATCGTCGATGAACCAGTGTCTATTGTACCGAAGCCTGATGTTATAGAGCCTGAGTTTAGAGCGCCAACGGTTGTAAGGCTTGATGTGACAACTGCACCACCAAGTGTAGTAGCGTTTAGTACCTCAGTGCCGTTGATTTTGTATGTGTTACCTGTACCTGATGTATCTATGTCTACGTTAGATTGCCAAGCAGTAGTAGCGTGATTATATATCCATGCGATGTTAGTTCCAGCACCAGCACCATCTGTGTCTACATCTATTTCTACACCACTAGCATTTGCATTTGCGGTGCTATCATTACCCTTAGAAATAGTAATTAAATCATCTTCAACAGTTAATTGCGCTGTTGATATTGTTGTCGTCGAGCCGTTTACTACTAAGTCTCCCACAATTGTAGTCGTGGATGCAGCACCAGCACCGATTGTAACGTCTACTTGACCATCAGTAGCGTGCTCTCCTTCAAGAATCAAGGCTGCTGTTTGCGCTGTATTAGTGCCGTCGCTTTCTGCGATAAAGAAAGTTAGTTTACCCGCTTCATCTGTATCTGCTGATTCTGAAACTTCTGCCACTATACTTGCAAACGCTGTTTGATTTTGTCCTGAATCATCAGCATAGAATGAGATAGTACCTATATCATCTCCATCAGCGCCAGCAGCACCGTCGTCTGACTTAAATCTTAATTCTCCACCAGTAGTACCATCGTGTGTGTTTTGAATCGTAAGAGTCGGCTTTGCTGATGTGGCGCTTGAGATAACTACTTCGGGCGTAGTCATAGCAACTGCTGTTGTTGCAGTCATGTTTACCGCCTGAGCAGTTAAATCAATTATAGCATTTGAACGTAAATTAAGTTGTGATGCATCCCCATATATATTTTGATTTGCATTCCTAAATTGAAGTTGCATACCTGCGTTCAATCTAATCCCAGTGTCCGGTATATGTGTGAGAGTTACATCCGTGTCTGCACCAAAACCAAGAATTGCATCGTCTGAAAGTAGCGTCATGTCATCGCCAACGGCAACATCGTCTGTGGTCGTCAATGTATCAACAAAAGCGTCTTTCCACCTAATACTTGTTGTACCGAAATCTACATCACTATCTGTTTCGGGTCTAAACACCCCATCTGCAAGAGTAAGTTGAACAGCGTTTGCTGCCTTGAAATCTATCTCGTCAGGAGTACCGAAGTCGATAGCCGTTTGTGCATCTTCTCCGATAATTAAATCAGTAGCGTGAATAGATGTAATTGTAGTTTGAGCAGCCTCTACTGCGATAGTAAAGTCGCCTGTCGAGCCGCCATTAGCACCGCTAATACCGCCACCAGTTGTCAGAGTTTGGTTTGCATCTCCGCCCGCAGCACCCGTTACCCAAGAAAGCACACCTGCGCTTGTTGATTGTAGAACTTTATCAGCGTTAGGTGCGGCAACTGGTAAAGTGTAGGTAGCACTTGCTGATGCACTTGGACTACCTTTGAAAGCAGTAGTCTTGTCAGTATTACTAGTAAATACCAATTGACCATTGTTTTTGTGTATGGTTACAACACCATTTGGTTGCACATTAAAAATAGAGTTAGCGAGTATCATTGGATTTTCTGGGTGTTGGTCATTATTACTAGCATTTGCATATCCTATTTGGTCATAATTATCTGCAAAGTAACCTATCGTAAATATATCAGCAGTTCCTGACATCCTACCAGCAGCAAAAGTGCTACCAGTATCAGCACCTGTACCAACAGAAAAAACGACTGCTTGGCCGCTTATGGTTACGTCTTCAGCATTTTCTAGTATCACTGAATTACTCATACCGTAATAACCGTTCCATGAACCAGCAAGGTCATCATTTGCAATGTCGGAATATAATCTTAATTCAGAATACTGATTACCAGTATCGCTATTTGCTGTCCCGGTTCTCGAACTACCATTAATTTGCACATGACTAGTAGCCTCTTTTGCACTACCGTTGATTTTTGCGTGTCCGGTGGTCTCAAGCGTACTGACTTTGGCAGTACCCTGTGCAGTTACCCCTATGTTTGTACCATCTATGTTCCCTCCATTTATATCGGCGGTAGGTATAGTGGCTACACCTGCCCCAGTTAATGTAAGCGCAGTAGTGAGAGTAGTGGCTGTTGTACCTGAACTTCCTCCACCACCTCCTACTTTGAAAACCATTTCTCCGCCGAGAACGTTACCTGTGGAAGTACCTGCTTCAAAGATGAGGTCTCTACCAGTTTGGTTAGTCCCTGAGGTTGGCGCTATTGATATTTTATGATTAGAGGTTTTCTCAAATTGTAAATCTTTACCTAATGCAATTAATTCTCCATTGTTAGTGGTTGTAAACTTCATGTATGAGTTAGAGCCTTCGGTGATGTTCAACGCATCAGCAAGGTCGTCTCCAAGAGTCAATTTCGATGTGCCTGTGTCAGCACCACTAAAATCTATATTGAGACCAGTCCCTGCTGCATCGACGCTTATGCTGTCTGCGTTCAAGTCTCCTACGTTGGTGATGTTGTTGTCACCGAGACTTAATGCCCCAGCGAGTGCTGTAATTGTAATTGAGCCAATTGTGCCACCGTTAATCGCATCGCCGCTAATTTGGTCGGCTGCAAGAGTCAAAGTTCCACCCGATACGTCGAGTGTTTTACCGCTACCTACTGTAATGTCAGCAGCATCAACTGTACCGCCATTAATGTCAACCTTAGAAATAACTACTGAGCCATCACCGTGAGGCGTGATGTTAATATCGTGGTCGCCTGATAAAGTTGAAATTGTAGAGCCGTTAATTTTTAACGGATTACCTGACGCTGGTGTACTCTGTAAAAATCCAGCCGTTAATAAGATGTCTCCATCGGTTAACGTCAAATCTCCGTCGTCTATATCTAGTCCTGTTTTTACTGTAAAATTACGTGCTGTGCCCATACTTTTTCACCTCCATTATATTGTTAATGCTTGCCACGATACGCGCACCGTAACATCTTTGTTGGCTACCGTAGGGGTGACCACCAATTGAATGTATTGGCTATCTCCAGCCCCCGTAACGCCTGTTTCATACGCCCCTTGTTGTGTGGCGCTACTCGTTACTATCCCATATACGGATAGATATACGTCACCCGTAACAATGTTAGTTCCTGTGTTTGTAGTACCGGAATGCGTAACAACCATCTCAGCCGTTTCAAAGACAGAATCTGTGGTGTTCTCAACTGACACAAGTAATTTTGCAGCCTTGAACTTAGTTCTCTGATACAGGTTTACCGTAACAGCAGATAAGCCGCTACCTGTACGACTACCTGTGCCATAACCGAAACCTAACTCGCTTACTTGGAATGGAGCATCGGGTGTGCCTTGTAGTACTCCTACTCTATTGTTAGTAGAGTCTGTCTTTAGTAGATTTGCAGACGATTTTACAACCAAATCAGTAGTATCTAAATTATCAGCATACACATTAGCCCATCTGAGAGGAGTAGAAGCATGAGTTGCTCCTAGATTTAGTGCACTGTCACTACTAGGTAACCAATGTTGATTGACTTTGAATCCTTCTAAAGTAGCATCTGAGGCGTGATTACTAAAGAGAATACTTTTGTCGCTGTCAGATGACTTGACGATTATACCCGCACCGTCTACTGAGGCATCATCTCCTTCTGAGCCACTAGGCGAATGTGCTAATTCTATTAGTTTGTCATCGACTTGTAGTGTTGTAGAATTAATTACTGTGTTAGTACCATTTACAGTTAAATTACCTGTTACAATCAGGTTCTGTCCTACTGTAAGCGCCGCATCACTTGGACCTATTGCAGTTATAGTAGGTTGTGAAACGTTAATACCAATTACCGCATTAGATGCAGTTAATCCTGTACCTGCAAACAATGTCGCTACATCGTCTATTGATTCTTTTCTTGTTGGGTCTCCGGTTTCTCCTTCATCAGAGATTGCGATGTAATCGCCCGACGCTATTTGTACTTCTGTAAGCCCGTTAATGTCTATTGTTGATGCACCACCTACCATTTGTACAGCAGTTGCACCGAACTTGAGTACATCGTTAGTATCGTCATACCACAAGGTTCGTGCATCCGGTCCTGAACCAGCAGGGTTGCTTGTCACACTGGCTTTGAGTGCTATACCACTAGCATCGGTAAGAAGTCCAGCCATTGTAAGATGTACGGTGTTGAGTGTGTCGCCTCCTGTAAAAGTAAGGTCTGAATCGTTGGAGAATGAACTACCGTCACTTATCTGTATAGCACCTGCTGAACCACTTGCACCTACTGCTGATGATGTTGCGAATACTTTCACCCACGCTGAACCATTGTAAACGAATATGGCAGAGGATGCCGCATTAACATTACCGTCAGTATCAGAGCCATTACTCAAACCATTAGGGTCAAATACAACTATGTTACTATTTCCTGTTGCAGCATTGTTAACTATAATCATATGACTTGGAGGAAATGTACCAGTGGGTGTTAAATTAATAGTACCGCTAGGTGTTGTATTGAAAATATTTGGACCATCAAATCTAACATCCTGTGCTGTATTTATTATACTAATTTTGTTTGGACCGATTCTGTGTGTTCTTCTCGTACCACCTTGTTTACCGCTAAAGTACAACACGTGGTCTCCATCTGTACCGTCTGTACCGTAACTGTATGACATCCACATGCCACCAAAGTTAGATGATGATAGTCCCCCGACTTCATCTCCACCACCATGCATACCGTCAAGGTCTGCCGTTGAGTCAATTCTACCTGTTTGGTTACCAAGAGAACCAGTAGTCATTGGGCTGAAATAAATAGGGCTAGGTTTTACGAATGTACGTACATCGTATACTTCGGTTACTTCCATATCTAAATCTCCAGCACTCGCATTGAAAGTACATTTCACAACTGCAAGGGCTGTGCTTTGTTTAGATGCAAGGTTCAGGCTACCATTTAGACCACTTGTATCACTTAGGAAAGCCTCAGGTGTTACTGGAAAACCGCTAGATACGGGAGAACCCTGTTCTATGTGGATACCATATCTTGGAGATTCCGTGTCACTACAAGCATAAACAACTAACAGACAAGTTTGACCGCTAGTTAACGCAGATGTACTACCTTCGATAGTACTCTGTTGTAGTGTAATGGTGTGCGTTGCACCTGCGGCTATGTTACCAAAAGGTATGATTAACCCGTCTAATACAGCATATCCGCCTCTTACTACGATAGAGTTAGTACCGTTATCAGAAACAAATCCGGGGCTTGTAGCCTTAGCGTTTCTATTGCTATCGCCTGTTGCTGTATCTTCATACATCAAGATTCCATTACCGTGTATGCCTTCAAATAAATTAGTTAAAGATGGAGAGAGAATATAATCTCCATCAGTCAATGTTGTTGTGTGCCCTGAAATGACGTTTTCTACCATAATATCACTTTACCTCTATCATTAATTGGATTACTACTTCGTTTGTCGATGTCTTCTTTATCGGATTGAAAACATGTCTTGTAATAGGGGTGAATCCGCTTGAACCCCTTAATTGCACGAACACTTCTTTGAGCGTTTCGTCGAATGCGTTTGCTGTTGTTAAATTACCTTCTACAAGTAATGTTGAATTATCCATAATGCGTACAGTAGGCGTTATTGTTATCGCTGGTCTACCAGCACTACCATCGCTACTTGTAGCGGGTGTACTATCAAAACCAATAACCATTTCATTGATGTTATCTGCTATTGTTTCTATCACTAATCGTTTCAAATGGTCGTTTGCTGGCATTATGATTCCCCCTCTATTGTTGTAGATTCTTTTTCGATGAGTCCGATAGTTTCATTGTTCCCACCTAATACCCCTCTTTCGCTATTTCGGCCAATTAAGAAGCCAGCGTGCGATAGTTCAGTAACTGTAATTGTCGGTGTTACTATTATTTCTAGGCTATCAAAGAATGAAAAGTTCTCGTCTGTAATTTGGTTTGTCTTATCCGGCCTTCTCTTAGATGATGATGACACACTTCCACTTTCTATACCCTGTAAGACTCCTTCTAATCCCGATTCAACGCTGAGGAAAGTAAAATCACTCAAAGCGCTACCTGCTCTATGTTGTGCTTCCAGTATAGTCAATCTTTTACCATCATATTCTATTATATCGCCCGGTCTCGCATCCCATAAATTAGGATGTCCTCTAGATTGTAGTGAGCCTGTTGTAGACGCATTTGCTTTCAATATCTGCCTTGCAACTGTTTTTGCACGCGATATGCTTGTAATAGATTCATCAAATATAGGAGTTACACTTTCTAGTACATCTGTATTGTATTTACTTTGTTGTCTACTTCTATCGTCCATTGTAAGAATCAAGTCTTCATTTAACGCTATTTGTTTACCTTGCACTGTAACGCGATTTTCTATATTTTCAATAGGGTTAGTTTTCTTCTGACCAAAGCGTATGTTACCTGCTATTTTTCTACTCACGTCTGCATGATTAAAAGGTACATAATTTAACACACCGTATCTATTCATCATAGTCACACGATTGTCATGTCTAGAAACAAAGCGTAAGGCTGTAATTAGATTAATGCCATAGAAATCAGACGCTAAGAATGTATTACTTACCTTACGTCTATTATTGCTACCTCTAGTGGTTGTAATGTGTGAACCAGTCGTTACCGCAGTAATTGCATCAGGCACATTTTGTGCTAATCTAACCGCTAAATCAGTAGTTCTAAATCCAATATCTATACCTTGTGCAAGATGTACTCTTTCATCTCTGAAACCTATATCTTTCAAAGTCCGACCTTTCATGTTGCGTAAATCTAATTGTAGACCATTGCTGGTAGAAGTAACTGTACTCTTCATAATTCGGTCTACTGGGTTATCTTCGCTGTACAATAAATCTGTAACCGTGTTTTTACCATTACTAGACCATACATCGCTTTTCAGCGAATGCCCGTCAGTTTCAGTATGCGTGATGATAATACTAGATTCAGATTCAACTAAAGAATATGTACGCTCTGTTGCTAAATCGTAATTATCAGCGTTTATCGCTTCAATAGTAACTCTAGTCTTACCTGCACTTCTTGGCTCTACTTTTGCGTAATGTACAGCGTTATCTACAAACACTGGTTGTCTAATATCGTTCATTACATTTGTCAAGGTTTCATCAAACCTACCTTTTGACGATTGAATAAGACCCATCACGCACCATCTCCGCTATGGTCTGTGACATTAAAGTCCACATCACCTTTGTGCCCTTTATTGTGTAATGACTGGCTAAATCTAGGTTTTACAGCAAAGTCACTTCTCTTGAGTTCATCGTCTGTATCTTCTTCTTGTCTTCTTCTTGCTGCATCCGAGCGATGATGTTGTAGTGTGTTTTCACTTATGATAATTCTAGATACGCTAGTTTTCAAACTTGTATTATCAAACCCACTTACGCCCGTACCTAACAATTTAGGACCAAAACTAGTAGGCGTGGTGAATGCACCAGCGTGGTCGAATACGAATATAGGGATGTATGGACCATTACCATCAGGTATGCTTCTACCAGTTGGTAGATTTGCAGTAGGTGCTCTGCCGTTTTCTACTTCGTATGTGAATATACCATATTTACCACCCGATGTTGCGTGTAGATAATTTTGAGTGTATTGAGGCGAGGCACTATTCAATGAGTTATGTATGCGATATACTTCCGTGTGTTTAGCATCTAAGACTCTCACAGGTCTAACTAAGAACTTTACAATGTTATCATTCTCATTATTTCTCACACTATCTGTATTGTATTGGTCAACGTCTTGGTAAGGATTGCTAGTATCATTGCTACCAGTCAAGGATGCGACACCCCAACCAGTATCATCGAACAAACCAGCATAACTCTTTGTCTCAATTATGTATGAACCACCGTATGGTCTGAACACATTAGTGTGTGAATATCTATGTACAGCAGAAATTGTAGAGCCAGCACTCTGCCTTGCAAATCCTATTATTGTATAATCTGCATTTGCTAAACTACCTTCAACTTGCATTGCACCTTCTAGTATAACTCTCTGACCTACATTTCTATCAGTGTGTAAACTATGTGCTTCTGTGTTGATGACTACGTGATTCTGTTCTATACCTTCTACGACTTGTGCGTCTATCCCTATTCTTGGGCTAGTACGTGAAATGACATCTTTGTGTACGCTTGTACCGACTATCTCTTCTATTCTATCGCTGACTGTTGCTTCCGATTTTAGTAGCCCATTATCATCTATACCAAGTTTAGAACTGATGCCCCTCTTGACTTCATCGGCTTGCAGTACAGCGTTACGCGGGCGTAACAACCCATCTCCGAACAATGGTTCAGCAGTATTATGGCTAAGAACTACACCTGTTTTGTGCACTGGTGTTGACAGTTCTGTGAGTATTTCTTCGTTAAACGCAGTTGGGTATCTTACGCCTCTTCCATTACCCATATCACCCACACGCAGTGAATGTACGGGGGCAAATACGTCTACTAATTCATTAGAATTATTGTTGTTGACGTTATTCAACACACCACCGAATCTAGGTATTGTATAACCGTCAGTTATTGTTATATTTCCATTAGTCAAGTTGGCTATACCTTTCAAGTTGAATAGAGGCTTGCCACCATTCCAAATACGCGCATGTGCGGTATTGCTACCGTTGTCATATGCGTCACCGCAATCCCATGATGGTCTAATGCCGAATCCACGCACTGGGGCACGCCTTACGTCCTCTCCACGCTCATTGCCCCACCAATCTATCAGATAGTACTGAGAGGCCACAGATAGGCTTGTTATTCCTTTACCTTCTTCATCGCCCCACCAATCTCTTTCAGTACGTGTTGGGTTT